AAGTTGGTTATTGTTCCAACAAAGTTTGCATCGTCACCAATTGCTTCTGCGATTTCGTTAAGTGTATCTAATAACGCTGGTGCATTGTTTGTTAAATCAGCAATTGCATTACCTACTGCAAAGTCTGTATAATCTTCTAAGTCAGCCACTGCATTGCCTACTGCAAAGTCAGTGTATTCTTCTAAGTCAGAGACTGCATTAGAAATTGCGTTGTCAGTGTATGAGTTTGCATTTGCTAAAGCATTTCCTGCTGAGCCTGCTGGATCATAGTTAGTTGCTAATCCGTCAGCATAATCTTCTGCATCTGCTAAAGCGTTTGCATAAGCATTTGCTGCAGAACCTGCTGGATCGTAAAGTCCAGCCATTGCTGTTTCTGCTCTTTCATCTGTAAAGTAAAGGTTTGTTGTACCTTCTGCTACATCATCAGAATCATGATTAGAAATGTCTGATACTTGACCAGTTACATCTCCAACTAAGTCTGCTGTGATTGTATTTGCAAGAAAGTTTGCAAAGCCATCACGAAGTACTAGTGTGTTTGCCACTGCATTTGATGCTGCGTCTCCACCAACTAAGTCCACAATGTATTGTTGATCATCTGTACTTTTTGTCAAGATGTCAAAGTTGTTAATTCTACCTGTTGTTCCTTCAACGATTAAACCATGTTTAATCTTGAAATCTTTTGCTACTGTTGCCATTTTTTATCTCCTTATGCCTTAAGTCCCATGCGTGCGTAACGCACAGTGACTGGCTTTATTACTGAGTCTGGAGTGATTGTTAAAGCCACTGTATTTCCAGCCCTTGAGACGCTTATGGTTCCAATATTCCCATCGTTGTCTATTGTCCCAAATTCACTAACGGAAACATCTGCTCCGTCAATTAATATGGTCAATTCTGTTGCGTAGTAATAGTTATCGCCTTGTGTTGTTTTAGAAATTGAAACAAGGTACTTAACCATTCTCCACTCTGTTGCATTAAAACTATCAAAAATTGTTGTGTTCTGAATTTCAGAAATAGTGTTGTCGTTATTACCGAAGGTGCCAAGGCGTGTTGCTTGGGACGCGGTAGTGTCAATTAAATCTTCATAGTCTTGCTGAGATGGCCTATCGCCAGTCTCATAACGTGATTTTACTGTTGAAATTGATTGTTGTGCCATGACTAAATTATAACATTATTTTTTATAACTTTTTATAAATTAAACGAATATATAGGTTCCTACGTGCACTACTTTAACATGTGGTGCTACATACACAGAACCACCAAGTTTACGCCATAGTGTACAGAAGTAGTAGTCTTCTGACAAAAGTCTTTCTTCTTCTGGGTCTACTTGTGTTTTCCAAAAATCATAAATGTATTCACCTTTTTTAATACCACCCAAATCTAGTTGATCACTTTTATATTTTCCAACATGTTCTTTCATTGTTTCAAAAACATTACGTTTAATTAATAGTAAACCAGTTCCTATGTTTTTTACCTCTAATGGTTTTTTAGGATTATCTGCTACCTTATGTAAGTCTTGTCTATCAACAAAGTTTATGTTTACATAAGATCCAAACCTCTTTAAATCAGGTTTTTTTAATTCTGCTGCTTTTTCTACGTTAGCCCAGTTAATTGCTTTCATTGGCACGGCAGCCCCAATAATATCTAAATCTGTATCAATCATATCTATAACACCATCAGCGTTAAAACCTTCGTCACCATCAATAAACAATAGGTAGTCAGCATCAGATCTTAAGAATAGTTCTGTAAGGGTGTTTCTGGCCCTGTTAATTAAAGATTCGTTGTACAAGTCGTTAAAGGTTACTTTGTATCCTTTGTAGGTTAGTTTCATTACTAGTCCCATGACACTTTTCATAAAGTATCCATGACAAACCCCACCGTACATTGGGGTTGCTATAAATATGCTAGGTTTTTCTTTTTTAGCCATATGTCTATTCTACAGTATATAGTTGCTATAGCCAATAACCTGTAAAGGAATTGGGGGCACATTACCTGGACCATACCCTTCTACTGTTATTGTTGTAAATCTTATTCTAAAAGGTAAGGTGTAATTTATTTCTACCGTGCCAGGTTTATAGGATATTTTGGTTTGGTAATAGTCTGAGGTTTCAACACGTCTTAATTTTTGTTTATTGTCATCAACAATAATTGCTGTTGCCATTAGTCAGTTACATCTTCAAGAATAATCATGCTGCCTTGTGCAACTGTCCAAACAATTTCTGATGTAGATAACTCTATATCAAAGATATCTCCTGTTTGAAGATTATGTGATTCTTCTGCTGCAAGTCTAACTGTAAATTCTCCAGCCAAATCGTCTGCATCTGCTGCTGGTGTCAAGAGCATAACTGTATTTGCGTTATCTGTAATTACTCCAAGATCTGTGGCAAGGTTTGGTCTTTTAATTTTCATAGCAATGTCCCAATCTGCTATAACTAAGGGAGATTGTTCATCATCTGTTACGTAAACTTTAAATGCTGAGGTGTCACCACGAACTACTGTCCATTTAACAGTTGGGGGTTTAGCACCTACGTTATATAAATCTTGAGATGAGTTTCTGAGGATAGCCATACTGTAATTATATCACGTTTCTAGGTTTTATATATATATCACTACACCCATTGTTCTCAATAGCATACCCAACTACTTCCCATGATTGATTATGTTTTAAGAACTGAGTCACTGCTGCTGCCACTGCAAATCCACCACGGTTATTACTGTCTGGTTCCCAAAATGAGGCATACATAATAAAATCATTTAGACCTATGATTGTATCAGATTTAGACATTTCTGTAGATTTTAAAAGATCAGATAAAACATATTTAAACCTATGATCTGCATCTATGTAAATATAATCAAATTTTTTGCCTTCTAAGGGAAGAATATGTTGTGAATTACCTATTTCTAAAGATACATTACTATATTCTTTAAATCTTTGTTTTACAAAATTTAAATGTTCAGCCTCATTAAATCTTTGAATTTTTGCACCTTCCCAATCCCACATTTTAAAAGTATCTAATAGTGTTGCACTTTTAACATTTTTGCTGTCTAAAACCAGTTGAGAATAATCTCCGCCCAGTACACCTATTTCTAAATAATCTATATTTTGTGGTATTAAATATTTTAAAGCACTTTCTCTATTTGAAAAAACTTTACAATTTATTAATTGATTATCAGATATTATTTCAACATGATTGTGATATTTTTCAATATCAAAATTCATTAGGAAAGACCGTTCTTTAATGCTCCCCAAGTACCGTTACCTTTAGCGGTAACTACAAGGACTCCATTAGATGCATCCGCATAAGCACAAACTGCTACTGCACCTGCACCACTATCTGGTCTAACATTTGTTAAGCCTCCACCAGTCTTTACGTACAAAATATCACCTGCAGTAAATTCTGATGTATTAACATCTGGTAATACTCCAGATACAACGCACACTCCCTGTGCATTATTTGCTGTTGTAGATTTTAATAATCCTAATATTGGTGATGTTGTTGTAGGAATTGCTTTTCCTATTGTTGTTAAATCTTGTCCTGAATTATGACCATTAATAAATACAGGGGATCCTGCTGCGATTGATGCTCCAGATGTATTAATTACATCTAATTTCATGTAAGATAAACCAAGTCCAGCAAGTGTGCTATCTAGTGAAGTTGCTAAAGAAGCAATATCTCCATGTACGTTTACGTCATCATCAACTTGTGGGTATGGTAAGTTATATATGCTTGATTGACCTGTTGCCATACAAATATTATATCATTTTAAATAATTTTTTGTATTATCTTACTAATATGACATTTTTGATTTGACTTGCTGGCAAATAGATGTTATACTTGATATATGACACCTACCAAGGGTGTCATGTTTTCTTAGGAGAGAACTATGAAAAAAGATAAAAAATTTTTAATAGGATTGCTCGCAAGTCTTGGATTATCTTCAGTATTTTTGAACATTTCTAATGCTCAAGGTGTTGAAACTAACCTGAAAAACGATAACTATGCAACATTTACCGCTGAGGCGGTTTTTTTGCTTTCTAGGCCAGATCACCTAGATAAGCCATCTAGAGATAATGTAAGGACCCTTGCTGAATATCAGGACAAAGGACAACTTACTGATATTGAATTAAAAACTTTACTATCTGCTTGTGGCTTTGAAGATAAGCACCTGGTAGAGGCCTGGGCTATTGCTAAAAAAGAATCAATGGGTAATGCCTTGGCTTTTAATGGCAACAGAAGCACTGGAGACAAATCATACGGACTATTTCAAATAAATATGATTGGTGACCTTAATGATGATAGAAAAGAAAAATATAACTTAGACTACACTAGTCAACTTTTAAACCCATCAATTAACTGTCAAGTTGCTTATATTATGAGTGATGGTGGAAATAATTGGGGACCTTGGAAAGGCATAACTTCAAAAACTAGAGAATTTATGTATCAGTTTCCTAAAGATTAATCTACTGGATAAGCATTATATACAAGTAAAGAATCTGCTACAATCAAGCCAAATGGTTCTCTCATAAAATCATAAACTTTTCTATCTTCTTTGACTATTTCTATAGAGCGAACTTGATATAAAGGTCCATCAATCAATGACTCTTCTGGATTTTTTACTATTAAATCTCCAGATTTTAATTGTGAAGAAATAACAAACATTAGTTTATTTTCTCTAACAACAAGAATATCTTCTTGTGTAGAAAATCTCTTATACTTGTCTCCATTAACTAAAACTGTATCAGATACTTCACTTTCTTTTATATTATTTACCACAGACTCTACTGTAGTGTATTCTTTATTATTTTCAGATGACCATAGTCTTAAACCATCATGATTTGTTATTGGAATATCTTTAAATGTTTTAGTTATTAAAATATCTCCAACAACTATGTCTTTGGCTAATGCATATCCCTCTTTAGTTAAAACTGGTGTTTCTTGATCTATACAAAGACCACCAAAATAGGTTGGTGAAAATCCAAATACTCTAAATGGTGAAAAACCAAATACGTTAAAGGGGGAAAACCCAAATACGTTAAAAGGAGAAAATCCAAATACTTGAAATGGAGAAAATCCAAACACCCCAAATGGTGTAAATGTAAATTGTCTAACTGTTAAATCAACTGGGGTTTCATAGTCTGCTGGTGTTGTTACTGCAGGAGTTTGTCCAACAACTTTTCCATCATTTGCAAGTTCTGTTGGTTCTCCAGAAACTGAAGTAATTACGTTTCCTAAAGTAAATCCTTCTGATACAACATCTGTTTGGGCTTGTGCACTTGTTCTTCCAATAAAATTAGGAAGTAGTTTCATTCCTTTTGCTACAACGTATTTAACTAGTTTTCCAAATAATGCCATAGCAAACCCCTATGCGATCAAGTCGCCGACTAGAAGCCAGGTATTTGTATCAAACTTAAACAAGGATGCACCTGAGTACCTTGCTGCAATTGCTTTATTTGTATTTTTACTATTTAAAGTAACTCCTGCACCTGCAACAAATGTAACAGATCCAGTGTTCATTCTAAAAACATCTA